TAACGATAATGTACTCTTTTAACTACATCTGTTAAAGTGTCTTCACTTGGGGCGGTATCCATTTGAACGACTACCCATTTTGTTTCTAATGCCATTTTATTTTTTTATGGTAATGATGAATAAAGATTAATGTAATAAATTGTTCCGTCTATGTTTACAGGTAAGTGACCGCCTGAATTGAACGCTTCCCCTGTATTTCTTGCACCTATCTTGATTGCTGCTCTGCCATATCCCGTGTCTGGTTCTCCTGTTTTTATTGAGCCTGTGTTTATTTCTACATTCCCCCCACTTGTTATGCGTAAACGTTCAGAAGGTACTGATACAGTATTTGCTACAGTACCAAAACTTAAATATGAACCTTGTTCACCTGCTGTTGCTCCTTCTTGTCCACCAACAATAAAGGCTCTACATCTTTTACCATCTACGTTATTTGAATTGTAAAATGCTATTCCACCCATAGCTTCTCCAAAAGCCATTCCACCACCAAGTGTTAAAAATGCACCACGAGTAGTTGATGCTGATTGAATTTGTAATTCTGAACCATTACCACCTGTAAGTCCAGTCATATCTGCATCTTGAACAGTAGTACCAAACACAGCCCTATATAAAGAACCATTTGCTTCAACTGTTCCTGCTACTTGTAATTGAGCTCCTGGGTCAGCAGTACCTATACCTACGTTACCATCCCCTCTAATGTTAAAATATGGAATAGTATTAGCAGCGTTATTTACTTTAAATGCTACATCACTAGAATTTGTCCCACCTCTTACAATACCTCCGTAAGATTGTCCTGTTGTTGTACTTCCCCATATACTTAATCCCCAATCATTTGCCGGTCCATAAGCGATTACACTACTTGAAAATGTAGCTACTCCGTTTCCTTGAACTTGAAACAATAAAGAACCACTACTGTTTTCTAATAAAAACGGATAGTGCGAACTTGTTGAGCCACCTCTATTGTAGAAACCACTATTACCTTCACTATTTATTTTAAATCCGTAAGCCGCAGTTGTACCGATATATAAAGCAGTAGAAGTGTAAAGATTGCTTGTAAACCTACCCGTACCTGTTACATCAAGTTTATATGTATCATTAGTGTTTCCTATTGATAAATTACCAGAAGCGTTTAACGTCATTGCTTGGGTAAAGGATATAGCGTTACCTGCCGTTCCTGATGGGGCTTGTCTAAATTTAATAGCACCATCTTCAAATCGTATTTGCTCGGCAGTTCCATTAGCTATATACCTAAAAGCGCTATTGCCATAATAAGTATTCATTTGAAAGCCGCCATCATTTGCAGCATAACCATAAATACTTGCTCTACCAACTTGAAATCCTGTTACCGTATCCCACGCACTCGGTGTAACTCCTAACCCTAAATTGCCAGAAGCGTCATTAATTAAGTTACTATTCCCTATTGTACTTGCACCTGTAAACTTAGGTAGGTAGTTAGTAGTTCCTGTACCCGTTACTGGATTGGTTAAAGCGTTCTGCTTGTTGTTAAACGTAGTCCAATCAGTAGAACTTAAAGCACCTCTATTCGTTGCACTCGCAGTAGGTACGTTTAAAGTAATTACAGGGGTTGTTGTTCCGTTTGCAACAGTTGAGCTTAAATCAGTTCCAGAAGTCCCGATTGTTAAAGCACCAACACTTGTTACTGTTCCTACACTCCAAGTTCTGTTAGCACTCAAATCAAATGTAGTACCATTAATTGTTAATGTTCTACTTGTTGGAACTCCACCTAATCCTGCTAATGTATAGTTAGGAATGTTCAAAGTAGCACCTACTAAGGTAGCATCACCACTTGAACCCGTTGTTGTTAAAGTTAATTGTGCTTGTGGAGTATATCCTAAAACAGTTGCTATGCTTTTATTTTTCCAAAGGCTTGTAGATGCTTCCCAAAATATCCCGTCATTATTAGAAGGACTTTGTGCAGCTACGTTATGAAGCTCATCCATTTCATAGCCGTTCTGTATTTTAACCTCGATTACCCCTTGTGTCGGGTGCGCCCTTACTACTATACCTACATAAACTAAGTGATTAGGTGCGTATTGTTTTGTGCTTGTATAAGTACCGGCAGTTGTAGAACTCAAATAAAGTTGCGTTCCTTCTGTAAAAGCCTGAGTGTCTAAATCGCTTATTCTACCTGCTACTACTACATAGCCGTTATTATTATTTGTAATATCGTTTCTTACTATTCCATAAGTTTGAGCTGATGTGCTATCGCCTGTCGCAATAGCCTTAGTAATAGTTGGCAAGTTACCCTGACCGCCATTGATATAAACTACTGTACCCTTTGTTAAGGTTGCACCTGTCTTGTTGTAAACCTCAGTAATTAAGTTTTGAGCTTCATTAATTACTCCTGGGAATGTTACTAAATTACCTGCTCCGTTAATATACTGAGTGCTATTACCTGCAAAAGCAAAAGCCAAAGTTCCCGATGTAGTTACAGGGCTGCCACTAATCGTAACACTATCTCCCGTAATAGATGCAGCTACACTTGTTACTGTACCTACCGCACCACTAGAACGCTGCCATATAGTTCCTGAATAAATTACATAATCGCCAACCGCAAAAGTAATCGGACCAGCTCCAAAGTTTACTGTTCCGGCTACGTTACAAATATAAACGTCTCCTGTGTCTCCCGTTCCATTAGCAAGTGTAGGTGTATTAGTCGCTGCGTTCCAAGTTCCTTTATATTCCATAATTGAACTCGGTAGCTGACTGATAGGAACTTTACCTAAACTATCCAAAGAAGCATAGCCATTAGCGTTACCCTTTTCACTTCTTAGCTGATAAGTATCTAACAAAGCTTGTGAAGGGAATACCTCTACATAAGCAGAGCCAGACCATAAGTAAAGCTTCTGGGTGTCTTTGGCGCAATAAATAACGTTAATATCGCCAGTCACGGGGAAGGCTGCAAGGTTAGTATAAAAGCTAACTGCACCGCTAAAAATAGCCCCTAATTGCGCAATAGTAATCTTCTTACTTACTCCGGTTGTCGGGTCGCCTATAATAGTTAAATCTGTACTCTCAGGAGCTAACTCGGTAGCTAATTGGTTAATCTTTTTGCCTATCATTCTGTATAATTATAGATGCTCGGAACTTGGCATCGGTCATTTAAGTATGGTAATTCCATTGTTATATCTATCTTAACTCCGGCTAGATAATCAGGGTCGCTTTCGGTAAAATAAGTCATAGGTGCAGTTTCGCCAATATCCCATATAGCTTTGGGGTATCTTAACTGCGCTACTATATCCTGACCTACTAATGTCATATCAGACAAAACTTCCGTTTCGTTGCTCTCTTCCATTAGCATTCTATCCATAAAATAAAGGCTAAAATTATAAGTAATATTTTTAGCGTTTATAGTTGCACCCGTTAAAGTGTAGAACATAGCCGGATAAGTTACCTCTCCGTTGCTTAAACGTTCCCACACATCACCGAAGTAAACAAAATTAATTTGTTCGTGGTCGTTTCCGAGTGTCGTTATTTGCTTTACAATTTGGTTTAACGTTAGGCTCATTCTTAATTTTTTCTAAATAAACACGCAGTTTATTTTGGTTCTTTATTGTTGTTACTTTGCTCATATTTAACAGTCGCTACAACCTCTGTTTCCTTGATATAACTCCTCGAAGCTTTTACCTGCACAGCAATCAAAATCGCCAAGCCAGATGCTAGTTGTGTAAGCATCGTTCTCAGGGTGGATTGCATCTATGCCGCTTCCCGGATTCAAGTACTCAGGATAAAGTGTAGAATATTCTTTTAAGTATTTAATCATTCTTTGCTTGTAGAACTCAGCTCTTGTCTTGTATCTATTAGCTACATCAATCATATCCTGCATAGAAGGGTTTTCGGTATTCTCTCCGCCCTTCCTTAACAAGCCTTTGTTATAGAACTGATACGACAATGCTTGTGGCATTTCTGACATTACATAATAAACCAAAGTTGGTGCTAAATAAGTATCTAATAAAATAACTTCATTTGCATTTAAGTTATTTGCTGTTATCCCGTCTTGTATTCTATTATATAAAGCAGTACCTAATGCTGGTAGCATAAACATATCTTGACAAGTAAGAATTTCTGGTAATATTAATTTTTCATCAATATTAGCATGTAAAGAAGTTCTTTCTTTAATATTTTGTACAGATATAAAAAGTATATTCCTGCTCATTATAAAAATTTTAGACTGGTGTTATTAACGTATCTGTTTGTAAGCATTGCATATAAACTGCTATATTTTATATTATTATCTAATGCTGCTTCTCTAACCGAACAATATAATTTGTTATTTAATGTATTTACTATCTTTTTAGCGTTAGGGTGTTTTTCTCCAATTTGTGCTAACTTCATTTTTTCGATAGTTTCTTTTGAAAATTTTCTTCCTTTTAATTTTTTGCTAATTTTTTCTTTTGTATCATTAGCCATATTACAATTTTGCCTATTTAATTTTAATTTTAAGATAGTTTCCTCATTATGTTTTTTACCATAAAAAGGATTTGACTTTCCTTTATTATTAACCTTATGATAGTTTCTTGTATTTTCAGATACAACAACTCCTGGACTACCTTCTCCACCATTAGTTAAATTAACTAAACTCCCTTGACCTAAATCTTTTCTACCATATATAGATATAAATTCAGACTCTTTTTTACAAGCATCTTCCCAAGTTAAATTATCCATAAGTATTTCAACATCATATCCATTTTTAGATATGTTTTCCCAATACTTACTCCTACCTTTGTTTTTATAAGCTCTATTATAATTCTTATCAGAGCCTATTCCTATGTAAAAAGGTTCGTTTTTATCTAATCTAATATGTCTATAAACGTATGCCATTATTTCCTTCTGACAATATTTGAAACCCACTGATGTCTGCAACTTGGAGAATGTGTATTTGTACCCGGCTTAGTATACCAGCCGCCTCTTCTATCCCATACGCTATAACCTAATCTAGCACTCATTTGCTCAATCTCGCTACGGGTATAAAATTTATTAGCAGTAACTAAATATTTGCAAAAAGGTCTGCTTGTATCTAAATCGCCATCATTAAAACCTGCCTTCCACTCATAACTGTATCTAATTAAAATCTGAGTAGTCTCAGGCTTTATAGCTTCTACAATCTTACTAATAGGCTGAGTTAATTGTCTCTCAATGATAACGTTGCTATCAATACCTTTTCCTTGCTTTACTTCGGTAGTCTTAATAAACCCCTTCTCGATTAAAATATCAATAACACGCTTAACTGCTCCTACATCTTCCTTCAAAGTGTCAGCAATTACTTCTGGGGTAATTCTTTTATCCTTAACAATTAAATCTAAAATATTAGACTGCAACTGAGTTACATCAGCAAAAGCCTGATAGTCCTCATCATCGCTAAATCTTGTTTTGCTTTTAAGAACATCATAAGCGTTTCTATCATCTCCGAACTCAAAAAAAACTTGATAATCATCTTCGCTAAATTCTAACTCCTCACTACCAAGCCAAGTAGTAACTTCATCATCAGTTAAAGCATATCCTGCTTTTAACATAGCAGTAGCTTGTTCTCTGCTTATCTTACCCTTGTTAAATTCTCTAATGATACGCTGCATATTTTGCCACTCACGACCCTTTAAGCCTTTAATATGCTCATTAACATTTAAAGGACTTGCTGCCATTGGTTGCTCTGTTTCAAGAGGCAAATTATACTGAGTAGGGTCTATTCCAAGCTTCTCTAAAATCCATTGTTTAGGTGCTACTTGTAAAATAACATTCTCGCTAAAATCAATTCCGATAGGGTCTACCGGCTGCAACTTTAACTCTACTGTAACTCCTGCATACTGACCGAGCATATTAAATACACCCTCAATCTGCATTTGCTTATATCTAACATAGGTGTTATTAAAGATTTCATAGCTATCACGCATCTGTTGGCGATTGCCTAATTGACCAGGCACAGCGATACCAAATAAGTCAGGGCTTGTAATCTGATGTCCGCTAAATATGTTAGTCTGTATTAACTCGTCTACTCTGCCAAAATCTTCTTTGGTTAAATCACTCGCACCTAAATCATCAACAATAGGCTTTCTGGTTGCATCGTTTACAAAAGCAAGTAAATACTTCTTTCCGTCTGCACCCGTATACATATTATCGAACTGTCTGCTTACTGCTCTTTTTTCATCAGGGCTTGGCTCTCCGTTTGGTAAAGTAATAAGTTTACTAGCAGAAAACCCGGTCTGTGCATTTCCTAAAACGTGCTTACTTACTTCTACATCACTTTCAATGTAGTTAAGCGCACCGAAATAACCCGGAAGGCTATAAACGTTCATTCCCGGTCTGTATTCCTTTACATAAAGTATCTGAACTCCTTGTGGGTTAGCAGGGTTAAACGCATTGTATACCTCAGCTTTTTCTTGGTTGCGTGTAGCCTTCCAATCTTCTTTATACCAAAACTGAGTGTTGTCTTTGTTAGTTCTAATCTTTGTATAATCACAATGCCATAACTCAGCAATCTGTGCGCCCATTACACTCCATATAACTTGGATATAAGCACCGCCAAACAACTCTAAGTCCAAAGCAACCTTTTTAGTCAAATCATTAAGGGTCTCTTCTCTATTTACCTTCTTAACAATAGCCTCTTCGCCTACCCATCCGTTACCTACAATGTAGTTTACCTTGCCTCTAATGATAGCATTGTGCTTTGCTGATTTGTTAAATAGGTCTAATAGGTATTGCGGATAGTCATTGTTTTGACCATACTGCATATAACCTTCGCCTTTTTTCTCTTTATATTCTGGTTGCTTTGCTTCCGCAAATGTCAATACTTGTATTTCCATTATTGTCTAATTGTGAATGTGCTTGTTGTTTCGTATTC